CGGGGAAAGTGGCGTACCGGTTCATGTACAACCCCTAACCTGGGACCGGGGAGGGGTCGGGCACACCCGCCTGACACACCCAGGAATAGGAGTACAGTACATGATGACCAAGGAAGAACTGGAGAGCAATATCCTAGAGTTCCTTTCGCAACTCATCTCGGAGGAGATGAGCGCAGAAGAGCTCTCAGCTATTCAGCAGCGAATCCGGCTCATCCGCACTCTCGCGGAATGATAGGTGGGGTGGGGGGTCGTAAGTCAGGCCCCTCACTCCTCCTCCCCCACACCACACAGAAAGGAGGGAGAGTGGCTCCCGAACTGAGAACCAAGCAACAGCTCGCAGACGCCGCGAGAGTCCTCGCGACGAGCTACGAGCTGGTGCAGCGGGAGGCCGTTACCTTCATCCCTGTAGACTGGCAGTCGTACTCACCAGACCCGCCACCAGGTCCTGGGCAGCGTGTCTGGATCCCGTTCCGAGCGGAGCAGAAGCGCCGCCTCGCGAACGTGAAGGCGAAGATCCTCTTCGCCTCAGACGCAGAGTTCCGTAGCTTCGACTTCATGCTGCGACAGCTTGCGCTCCACAACGTTCGCACGGCACCGGGTATCCTGATCCGCACGGAAGCGGGTATCGTCCTGCTCGACGAGACTGGCCAGCTCGTCGAACACGACGGGACCTTCACTCCCAACTTCGTTCGGCCCCTGCTGAACGAAGACCCGACTGACAAGGAGACCCTTCGAGCACTGATCGCGGAGTGGGTCGGCGGGGACGAGAACGCTCGGTCCCTCCTTCACCACCTCGCTACGAGCCTGGCACCGAGCTACAGCGCGGTCAAGTACGTTATCCTCCTGGGTGAGGGACGGAACGGGAAGAGTACCCTGCTCACCATGCTCGCCATGCTCTTCGGGCAGGACAACGTGAGCAACGTCACTCGCCAGATGATGGCGGAGCGCAGCCCCACCGTTGCAGAGCTGAACGACAAGCTCCTCAACGTGATCTTCGACGGAGAGATGTCCTACATCAAGGACAGCTCGATGGAGAAGACGCTCATCGCGGGCGAGCCCGGTGTCGTGCGGATGCTCTACGAGAGCGGTACGACTCGGGTACAGACCAACGCGCTGTTCCTGGAGGCACTGAACCTCGAGCCTAAGGCTCGGGACAAGAGTAGTGCCCTCCAGAAGCGCCTGGTCCGCTTCCACTTCCCTAACGTCTACGCGGAGAACAAGGCGTTCTTCCGGGAGATGACGAGCGAGCGAATGCTCGGGGCGCTCCTGTCGCTCCTCATCGATCACTTCGTGCCAGAGGAAGACATCGCAGCCAAGCTCATCCCGACCAAGACCTCGCTCTCGCTCCAGGCAGAGCAGGCCTGGACGGGGTCGCCAGTGTTGCAGTACATCGAGTTCCTGCACAATACCGACCCGACTGCAGTCGCGCGGCTGGAGAGCGGGAGCTTCCCCCTCGAGACCTTCTTCGCCTCCTTCAAGCCCTGGATGCAATCGCAGGGCGCGGCGGAGCGGAGCGATGGGGACCTGCTCAGCATGGTGCGAAACAGCTTCGTGCTGGGCTGGGTCGTCGAGAACGGGGTACGCAAGCGCCACATCACCGGGGTGAAACCCGAGGTTACTTTCATCATCAACACACTGAAGGGAGAGCCCAATGACCATGATGATCCCTGACAAGAACTGGTGGGAGCTCGACACCTACGAGCAGCAGGCTCCGCTCCCCGAGGCTCTGCTGGAGCCGAGTATCGCGGGGCCGAACGGGTACGCGCTGGTGCGCGTGAACCCGGACGGGTCCACTCAGCGAGGCTGGGGACTGATTGGGCCAGAGGGACAGGACGGCTTCATGCCGCGCTACCTGGCCGGAGAGTTCGCGGAGCGCCGCGCGCTCTACGCGTTCGAACAGCGAGAGGCTCCGTTCGCCATCGTCATGCGCAGCACTCGGTTGCTGTGCGTGGACATCGATGGGAAGAACGGTGGCCTTGAACACGCGAGTGAGCTGGGTGCACTGCCCTTCACGCTGGCCGAGGTCAGCAAGAGTGGGCAGGGCTATCACCTGTTCTATCTCGTGGACGAGGAGTGGGACGAGCTCGAGGGCTTCGGGGAGATCCCGGACCACATCGGGATCGTCACCGGGGTGGACATCCGCAGCGTCGGGTGCGTCTATCACTACCCCACTCAGCGGTGGAACGAGCGCCCGCTCGCGACACTGCCCACCTGGCTCAAGGAGCGCCTCCTGAGCCGCAAGCAGCAGCGCGAGTTCGCTGCGAACACCATCACGAAGGTTCTGGAGAGCCTCGACGAAACGGAGATCCTACTCATGCACACCGAACTCATCGACGAACTGGCCAAGCCCATCCCGCAGGGCCGTCGCAACAACACGCTCTTCGCCATCGGCAGCAAGCTGAAGCAGGCGCAGGTGCCGGACTGGGCCGAGCTGCTCCGCGACCGGGGCCTGGCGCTCAGCCTCTCCGAGGACGAGCTCGACAAGATCATCTCGAACGTCGAGACCTACGGGAGCTGACGCGGGGTGAGAGGGGAGCTGTGCCACTTCGGTGGTGCAGCTCCCTTTCTTTTTTATAGGTATAATGGCTCTATGCTAGAGCCTGAGGGAACAGAAGAGACCTACCTTACGGAGGTCGAAGAGGCCTTAAAAGAGAAGTTCAGCAAGGACAAGACCTTCACGCGAGTCCCGAGCACCGCTCGTGACTCGGAGGCGTCGGCTCGCGTCCGTCAGCTTGTGCTTCCTGACAGTGAGCGGCCTCGGATGCCGTTCACCCAGGACAAGTACGTCATCAAGGAGAACCCGCAGCTCGTCGAGTGGGAGCGAATCACTCGGCAGTTCCTCCGCAAGCTCTCACCGCGGCACGGCCACCGCGTCGCGGCCACGATGATCTACGAGTGGGCCACGGGGATCCTCGTCAAGGACCTCGTCGCCCAGGGTGGGACGGCTAGCCCAGACCTGCGCAAGCTCAACCAGATCCTCCGGTTCTACTTCGGGAAGTCTTACGTCACCTACATCATGGGGCGCAAGACGACCAACGCGTACCGTGTCCCCGCGGGCTACTACATCCGCCGCCACCGCCCGATGACCCTGACCCTCTACGCGGAGTACGCTGAGGGTACCCTGAACCCCTGATGGGCCGCTCGGGATCGCAGTACAGCTCGGTGAGCAGGTGGCGCCGTCAGCCACCGCTCCCGCCTTTCCTCCCGCTCGAACAGCGAGTCATGCCGGTGACGGGACCTGACTTCGCCGACGACGGGCGGCGTACCAAGGCGCGCCGGGCGGTCGCTAGATACGAAGCGACTCTTGCTGAAGGACAGTCTCGTCGTCCACAGCCCCACCCTCCAACCGACGGAAGAGCAGACTGATCGCCTCGAGGTCCGCCGCCCAGACTGCCTGCAGCATGATGGTCGTGGCCATCTTGTCCTGCACGTCCGGGCTGTCCTTCCAGATCGACTGGATCGTCCCGAAGCGCTGGTTCCAGAGCCACCGGAGGCGAGTGTCCAGGCTGGCGCGGTGAGCCTCAGGGATTTCCTTGCGGAAGTTGGTCCCTGGCTTCCGTGCTACTGCCTTACTCATCTTCACCGTCTCCCACGAGGTTCGGGTCTAGGACTCCTACGGTAAGATCAACGAAGTCAATCTCATCGCTCTTCACCTGGGCGGGGTGCGTCCCGGCCCGACGAGTTCCGACCAGGCGATCTAGGATGATCTTCTGTGCCCGGGTGGCGCGCGCCATCGAGCCGCGCACCTTCACGTCCGGGTTGTTCGCGATCTCGAAGAGGCGTCGCCCGACCAGTTCCCAGGTAGGGGTCTGAGTCATGTCGTCTGTAGAGGGCTGCGGGTGGTTCGAGACGTACTTCAGCGCCTCGGTGATGGTCTTACTTCGGCTCATCGCGCCCACACTCCTGTCCAGTCCTCCTCGTAGCTCACGCTCGACTGCCGCCCGCCGCCCTGGTCGAAGAACTCGCCGTTGAAGAAGTCCAGCTCCTTCGTGGCCTGGACCGCGTAGCGCAGGGCGTCCATCATGTGCGAGTACTTGTCGTGCAGCGGGCGCCCGCTCCACTCCTGGAGCTTGTTGTTGAACTCGTACTTGTAGTTCTCCAGGCACTCGAGCAGCCAGTCGCAGTTCTCCGGGTTCACGATCGTGTTGTAGAGCTGCATCCGCACCTGCTGGATGTCCGTGATGATGTCGTAGTCCCCTTGGCGCGCGCCAGGGATTCGCCAGACCTTGTTGCTCTTCGCAAGGACCGCGACGTTCGGGAACCGGGTTCGCATCATGTCTGCCGGGGTCGTGTTGACCGCCTTCTCGTGGTGCTCGCCGTCCCACGGGAGGATGATCTGCCGCAGGCGGGGGAACCAGTGCTTCTGCTGCAGGTCGTCCACGTACTCGGGCAGGGCCTTGCCGTGCCCCTCGCCGCAGTCGTACAGGAAGAGCTTCCCGTTGAACCACTGGAACGCGACCCAGCTCGTCGCGTCAGAGTGCTGCCCGCTTGCCCCGATGTCGAAGGCCACGTACACGGGGTGCCGACTGTCGAGGTTGAACGGCGTGTTCCGCTTCTCCGAGATGAGCTTCATGTACGCCTCGCCGTACACCGCGGCGGCGTCCATCTCGTCGAAGGAGACGTAGTACTCCTGTTCGAACATACGATCGTTGCCGAACTTGCGGAAGTAGTACTCGCGATCGAGCTCGAGCTGCGCTTGCGTGCGCACGGGGGCTAGCCCGTGACTCTGCATCATCGCGTTCAGGTCGTCGATCGTTCGCGTGATGACCTGCACCTCGGGATTGTGCCGGTTGTCGTCGATCAGCGACCAGAGAGGGTTGCGACGGCGGCCTCGCGGGGTGCTCGCCACCATCAGCTTCTTGTCCTCGTGCTCCCCTGAGATGATCGGCATCAGCCGAGGGATCGGGTCCTCGCGGGTGAAGAGCGCGAGCTCCGTGAACGCGTAGTCCTGGAACGAGGTGCCCACCCCGTTCTTGTCTCGCCCGGACTGGAAGTAGCCCTGGAGCTTCAGGCGGCTCTTGTTCGCGAAGCGCCCCTCCATCACCGTGCTCTTCCAGTCCGCGAGGTCGGTCGGCACGTTGTCCTGGAGCATCTGGACGTGCTGTCGGCTCTCAGGATCGAGGTACGTCTTGTCCCAGAGGATGTCGCGGATCATCGGGTTGTCGAGAGAGATGTACACGCCCGTCGTCTTCGGGAAGCGAAGGCGTCGCTCGCACATCTCCATGCTCATGGCCACGTCCTTCCCCGACTGGCGAGGGTAGACCGCGATCCCAATCCGCTTGTTGCGCCACATCTGGTGGAGCTCCGCCTGGTACGGGCGGGGTCGGTAGAACACCGGGAACTGTGCCATCCTAGCCTCCGAAGATAAAGTCGCCGAGCGGGGTCATGAGAAGGAGCGCCACCCCCACGAGGGCGAGGCCGAGAATCACTTCCCAACCCATCCCTGCTTTGCCCGGGGGTGGCGCGCCTCCGAAGTCCATGCTAGATCCGCAGTCCCGGCAGTCCGATGGTGCCGAAGAGCGTGGAGAAGTCCTCCGGCTCGTCCGCAGCGCCCCCTGCCTTGCTCGGGATCCCCGCCTGCGGAGCGACCTCGGCGGGAGCTGCGAACTGACCCTGCGGGGTACGCTGCTGTTCGGCTGCCCGCTGCTGCTGTGCCGTCGGAGTCACCGCCGCCGCGCCTCGCTGGGCCGCGAGTTCGGAGCGGATCTGGTTGACGAGCGGCTGCACCGGGATCGTGTACCCGCTCAGCTTGCCCTCCACGCGCAGTTCGTACGGGGCCGCCATCGTGACGAAGCGCTCTGCGAGCTCCTGGTCGAACTGCTTCGCGCCGGGGACGAGATCGGAGTTGTCCTGGAACAGCTTGACCGCCGAGTGCAGGGTCTCCATCATCGGGCGCACGTCGTCCATCTTGCGACTGGTGCGGTCCTTGATCTCCTGCAGCAGGTGCAGCTTGACGGCCTCCTGCCACTCGGCGGCGTCGGCAGAGTCGCGGAGCCGCTCCATCCCCTCTCCGGTGAGGCTAGGGACCTCCTTGTTGACGAGCATCCGCGGGTGCTGTTGGAGGGCGTCGAAGTACTTAGGGTACTCCGTCTGCACCTCTGCGAGCGAACTGGCCTGGAACTCCTCTGACTGCCGAGTCTCTAGTCCTCCGAGGACGTCGGCCCAGTTCTGATCATAACTGGCAGCGTCGGCTTCCCACGCAGGAGTTGCGCCAGCTCCGGGCTCGGCGGGGGCTCCGCTGGCAGGATCGCTGCCTCCGGGCTCGGGCTCAGTTCCGTCAGCCGGTGCTGCAGCGCCGCCATCGTCTGCTCCAGCTCCTTCTGCCGGAGCAG